CCGGAGCCAGAACAAGAGCAAGAAGGGAATGAGTAGACTGAATCCAATCATTGAAAACAACTTCAAGTACCACGCACCAAAAGCCGGACAACCAGAAATGTATGTGGAAATCAGAGAAAAAGCAAAGGAACTGGCTTATGTAATTGATCGTCTGTGCCCGGTATGTCGGGAAAGATCAACGGCAATGACCAAGCTAGAGGAATCCGTAATGTGGGCTAACGCAGCCATAGCGAGAGAATAATGGATGGGGATTAGAGGGGGAGCGGGTAAGTGCCTTATTATTTCCTTGATAAACAGATATTAATCACTGGCGGAACCGGGACATTCGGTCGTGCATTTATAAAATTTATTTTAGAACGCGAAAAGCCCAAACGGATCATTGTTTTATCAAGAGATGAATTAAAACAGCATGAGATGAAGTGCAGCGGATACGACGATGAGCGGATTCGCTTTTTTATTGGGGATGTAAGGGACAAGGCAAGGCTTCTAAGGGCATTACATGGTGTGGACATAGTAATTCACGCAGCAGCGCTAAAGCAAGTCCCAGCATGCGAGTATAACCCATACGAAGCAGTTAAGACGAATGTCATGGGTACTCAAAATCTCATTGAAGCGGCGATCGATGCCGGGGTCGAGCGGGTCATGGGAATCAGTACAGACAAAGCATGTAATCCATCGAACACATATGGAGCAACGAAATCACTCATGGAAAAGCTCTTCATAAACGGAAACGCTTATGCGAGTGGGACTAAGACAAGGTTCAGCTGTGTGCGTTACGGTAATGTGACCGGATCGCGTGGAAGCATCGTGCCATTGATAATAAAGCTCCGGGATAACGAGCAGCCGATCACGATCACCGATGAGCGCATGACTAGATTCTGGCTGGAGCCGGAGAAAGCATGCGAAATAGTTTCATCGGCAATTCAAATGATGTATGGCGGGGAAATTTTCATACCCAAAATACCCAGTGTTCGAATTTTAGATTTGAAAGAAGCGATAGCGCCGAATTCAGATATTAAATTGATCGGGATCCGGGAGGGGGAAAAGCTGCATGAGTCCTTAATAAGCGAGCAGGAAGCGCCGATGACGATCGATGCCGGGGAGTTCTATGTCATAGAAAGCCCGCAGGATTGGTTTCAGCGTGGGCGCATAAAGGGATTACCGTTTGAAAAAGAACGCTATGTCAGCAACGAGAACGATCATTTCCTTACAGTCACGGAAATGATTAATGGACTGTAAGCCATTTTGAATGGATTGAAACATTGAATGGGAGCGAACCAAAATCACGAAAAAGCATTATGGTGAGTGAGCCAGAGGAAAGAGATTATTTCATGACATAAGAGCGAACCATGGGATGAACTTATTGCAGTTCAGTTGAGTGAACCAAAAGACAAGATTTGTACAGTGTACTAGAGTGAGCCATACCATAAAAGAGTTCCAAGTGCCATGAGCGAACCAAAAGGTCGGAATCAAACAATTCAAAAGAGTGAGCCAAACAGTGGAGAGCACCACACTATAAGAGCGAACCATATTGAGGAAGAGAACCAAGTAGGTTAAGTGAGCCATTGTCACTGAGAGAACCACATCCCTAGAGCGAGCCAATACTCCTGAGATAAACCACATTCCCAGAGCGTTATAATTTAGATGCCTGAGAGAAGGTTAAAAAGAATGAGCGTCGAGATCATAATCGATGAGGAATTCAAAGGTTTGTGCCCGGCACTTTCAGAAAAAGAGCGGCAGCAACTAGAAAATAACATTATTGCGGAAGGATGCCGGGAAGCAATTATATTATGGCAAGGAATCCTAATCGATGGACATAACAGATATGAGATATGTACAAGGAATAAAATTAAATTCAAGAAGGTGCAGAAAGAATTTAAGTCCAGAGAAGACGTAAAGATATGGATTATTCAAAATCAGCTTGGCAGGCGTAATTTGCCAGCATACGACAGGGCAAGATTATCGTTACAATTGGAAAATTTATTCAAGGAAAAAGCCAAGGAAAAACAGAGTAAAGCAGGCGGATCGCTTCATCAGATATCTGACGAAGCGGAAATTAGAGTCGTTAAGGAATTAGCTAAAATAGCAGGGGTCAGCCACGACACAATCCACAAGGTCAAAACCATCGAAGCGAAGAGCACGGATGAACAAAAGGAAAAGCTTAGATCGGGCGATGCGAGTATCAATGAAGTTTACAAGACTATAAAGCGAGCGGAAAAGGAAGAGAAGCGAGAACAGAAACGCATTGAGAATGCAGCCAAGATCGAAGAGCTACCCACTGTCGAAGAAATGACAGGACTATTCCAGAGCATATTAATTGATCCGCCATGGGACTGGTCGGATGAAGGGGACAATGATCAACTAGGAAGAGCTAAACCGGATTATGCCACAATGACAATAGACCAATTAATGCAGTTACCTGTCAGCGAATATGCCGATAGTAACTGCCATTTATATTTATGGGTAACAAATAGGAGCCTACCAAAAGCATTCAACCTAATTGAACAATGGGGATTCAGATATATCACTTGCATAACTTGGGTCAAACCTTCATTTGGAATGGGTAATTATTTCAGGGGCAGCACGGAACATTTGTTGTTTGCTATCAAGGGGAGCCAGCCTTTAAAGAGAAAGGATATGGGAACTCACTTCGAAGCACCCAGAGGAAAGGGGCATAGCAAGAAGCCAGATAAGGTATATGAGATTATAGAATCGTGTAGCTATGGTCCATATCTTGAAATGTTTAGTAGAAATGATCGAGAAGGCTGGAAAATGTGGGGTGAAAGTAATTTCAACCTATGATTTCACAGAAAGACTAGCCTTCAGTCGAGGAAATTGTGAAATTACAGATATTGAAATACTTAAAAATGAAATACTCGGCTGTGTGAGCGTTGAGAAGACCGATGAGGAAACCGACAAGACTGGAATTGACTATATTGCAACATTGCGTGGTGGATACAAGGTTAAAATAGATGCCAAAACAAGAACTGAAGGATGCAGCGAATTCTGGCGTAATGGACCTGAACTGGCGCTAGAAATATGGAGTGTCATAAAGGATAAAAGAAATGCGGCTAAGACAGGATGGACACTTGATGAAAAGAAAGATGTCGATCTTATTCTTTTTACATTCGATAAAAAAGACAGTTTAAATTTTTACATACTCCCATTTCAACAATTAAGAATTGCATTCAGGCGCAACTTTAAGAAATGGGATTTAAAATATAAAAAAGATCGTCAAAAATCAATTGATAAGAACAGCGGAAATCAATGGCGATCAGAATGTATATTTATCCCAGTCGATATCGTGCTACAAGCGATAAATTCTGAAATGGTTCATAAATTCGAAAGTACCGTAAAGCCAATACATGAAAATGTAATCGCAGAATCAAAGAAGGAAGATTTGATCATTACAAAATCTACGCAACTTAGTCTATTTTGAATTTAGGGGGTGAGGAACTTTTGATTCCCTATACGAGACACAAAATAATGGCAGAAGATATGATGGAAGTTCTTAGAATTCTTCAGGGACCAAGCATCACCCAAGGACCGATGATCGAATGGTTTGAGGATATGTTCAAGGCGGCAGTCGGAGCCAAGTATGCTGTAGCAGTAACGAGCGGCACAGCAGCACTTCATGCAGCACTCATGGCGGCAGGGATAGGACCGGGCGATGAAGTTATCGTTCCATCAATGACATTCGTCGCAACGGCAAACGCTGTCAAATATCTTGGTGGAATACCTATCTTTGCAGATGTTGACGAAGAGACGCTATTAGTCGATTACCAAGACATCGAGATCAAGATAACTAGCAAAACAAAAGCAATCATAGCCATGGACTATGCAGGACAGCCAGCCGATTATAGCGAGCTTCGAGCACTAGCCTATCTTTATAAATTAGTTTTAATAGCCGATGCCTGCCATTCACTGGGGGCAACTTATAAAGAAAAGCAAGTTGGCACACTTGCGGACCTAAATTGTTTCAGCCTTCATGCCACCAAGCTCATAACGAGCGGCGAAGGTGGAGTTATAACGACATCCAATCGAGATTACTACGACAAAATGCGATCGTTCAGGGACCACGGAAGAGTCAATGGAGAAATGCAATTCCTTGGATTCAATTACCGGATGACAAACTTCCAAGCGGGATTATGTATCCATCAGATAGATCGAATAGACAGCCTTGTGAAGAAGAGACAGGAACTAGCCAGCATTTATGAAACAGCACTCAAGGACTTGGACATCGGCATGTTGAAACAGAAGGAAGATAGAGTGAGTGCCCGGCACATTTTTATAATCACTACGGACTTCCAGAAACAATTTAGAATAAAATTATCTGATTATGGAATCGGAACTCAAATTCATTATAAGCCAGTAAATATCCAACCGTTTTACAATAGTCCGGGATTGACACCAATTGCAGAAAACATGTGGACAAAGATGATAACTATTCCACTTTACACAGAATTAAGTGGGGAAGAGCAAAAAACTGTAATAAGAGCGCTCCATACGGCAAATGCCAAACATAAGAAAGAGGATAAATAGAACGAGCAAATCGTTCTCTTTTTGTTTGGAGGGGGAAATAAAAGATGGCTAAGATGACCGAAGAACAACAGAAGTTGGTTGAGGACAATATCAATCTAGCCCGATATATGGCACTCAAATGGGTTAGACATGGAGTCAGAAATTTTGAATATGATGAAATCTTTTCGATGTTTTCATATGCGCTTTGTAAGGCGGCAAAGAGCTATGATCCGTCGAGAGGGGCAAATTTCGCAACTTACTCCGCAAGATGCATGGACAACGAAATTAAGATGGGGTTCAGGAAAAAGGGTAGAATTGGTGGAGAAGATTCACAAATGAATCTTGATGATCCGATTCATGTTGATAATGAGGGAAATCCCCTAACATTGCAGGATATATTTGCTAATGATGATCATCTAGAATACGACAAAGTCATAGACACGATGTACGCGAAGGAAGCATTCAAAACATTACGACCAAGAGAAGTCTTAATTATAAAAAAGAAATTCTTTGAAGACACAACCCAGCGGGAAACAGCGGATAGCCTGCATATTTCCCAGTCATATGTTAGTCGATTAGAAAAAAGAATTCTTGGAAAATTACATGACTGGGATAAGGATTTATATAAAGCAAAGGAAGT